TAATCGAGGCGATGAAGAAAGACCGTGATGATGTGATGGCTACGTGGCGCATTGCTCTAAAAATGAGGGTAGCAACGCCGCGTGTGCGCCGCGAACTGATGCGCATGGAGCGGGATGGCATTGTTTGCAGAGTGCACGCATGGTCGTCAGTGAACAACATCGTTTGGAAGCTGAAGCCGGCTAACACCAATTCTCCGACTCCCCAGTCGGACTAACCCGATAGCACTACTGCACGGACGGGATAACGGCATCATGACCCAGCCACGAACCTTCCTCACCCGCGACGAGATCGCCGAGCTGACGGGCGCGAAGCTCATCCGCAATTTTCAGGCCTTCGCCCTTAGCTTCTTGATCAGCCGACACCCGATGCACCCGGCGGTCATCAGCCGTTTCGCCGCGGCGAGCGCGGCCAGGGCGCGGGAGGACATCGGCGGCTTCTTCGGTTTCGGTCGGGTCATTGGATCAGCAGCTGCATCGTGGTGGTGTTGCCGTCCTGATCGGTGATGGTCAGGGTGTGGATGCCTGGCGGCGTAGCATGCAGCGGGAACACGACGAAGCCGCCGGCGTCGGACTGGCGCGTGATGGTGCCGTCGAGAACGACGGTGACGTTGGCCATGGGCTCGCCGGTGGTGGTCACCAGCTTGATGCGCCGCTGATCGCCGCTGGTCTGCACGGTTGCCTGCGTCAGTTGCTGCGGTTCGATCGTGCTGCCCTGACGCACAAGTCGGATCTCTGCGCCGGTTTCCGTCAGGCGCTCGAACTCGATGCTGCTCTCGCGGTCGATGGGATCGTATCGGCTGGCCAGCACGATGGCGGTGCCGGGTGCCGGCAGATCGGTGGCGCCTGACCAATGCACAACCGACAGCGTACGGATGTCGTGCGGTATGGAGTCCGCGGCGTACAGCCACGATGGTTCCGAATACCAGGCGAGCAAGCGCGCGGCGACGGCATTGGCGACGTTGGCGTCTGCGATCCAGCGTGCATCGATGCTGCGCTCGTGGCGGCCGAACCGCGCGATGCTGTCCGGGCAGTCCAGTTCGATGGTCTGGCTGGCGGTGTCGTCGCGGAAGTCGAAGCGAACGGTGACGGCATTGACGATACGATCGCGCGACGTTTCGGCCGAAGTCACGCGATCAAGGCCGATGGTCCAGCCTGATTCGTAGATGGCTGCCGTGCCGAGCGCGCGATCCGTATCGAACAGCCCGCCAGGATAGATGCGTGCGAAGGTCCTGCCGCGAGGCGAATACAGCGCCCCGATGGACTCGCACACATCGCCGATGGCCGATTGCAGGGTGATGGTGTCGTCGATCTGGCCGGCGCAGATGATGCCGAGCCTCGAGGCCTCGAACGTCAGCCATGTCGTGTCTGGCGCTGAACGGCCGGCGATGTTGACCATGATGTCTGCGATGATCTGTCCGGGGTTGGTCAGCAACGCGCCATTGGTGGCATCGACCTTGCCGAATCCAACCGCCTCGACTTCGCCATTGGTCGGCGTGGTCAGCTCGATCATGGTCACGGCGTGGCCTGTCACATCCTGCGCGTTGCGCCATGCCCAGCCGCTCGTGCGCTGGCCATCGACATAGACCTCGGTGATGCGCTCGCTGGCGTGGTCGGCCCAGACGTAGCGGCGGCCGGTATTGTCGTATCGCAGTGCGCTGCCGCGGACGCGGCCGTACCGGTGCGGGATCACAGCCACTTCGCCGAATTGCCCCCACACCGCCGAGGTGCGTAGCGGCAGGTCGGACTGCATCGATGCGGTCACAGGTCCACCGTCAGGCGCACGACGCCGGCAATCGCGATTTCGGTGATGGTGCCGCTGACCAGCGTTTCGCCACCTTGGATCACGTCGCACTGTCGGCCGAGCGGCGGCGGATTGAAGTGAGCTGAAACCGTGATCGGTAGCTCGACAGCGATGCTATCCGGCTCACTTCCGGTGCGCGCGTCGCTGCGCAGGGATTCGGCCGAGACCTCTCCGCGAAGTGTGGCGTCCACCTCGCCCACCGACCAGGTTGTGTCGGCATGGATCACGACGCGGTCGATCACGCCACAGCCTCCAGCGGCAGCGTGAACTTGAGCAATCGATCGGCGCTGTCCGCGGGCTGGTAGTCGAGCTCGTCCTCGATCTCGAGTTCGTCGCCCGTGAACCGGGCGATGCCGCATTCCGCCGGTGAGCCGGCGGGCCAGACCACGGCGAAGCGGCCGTCATGGTTTACGGCGGCGTCGTTCAGCAGATCGACGAAGTCATCGAAGCTCGATTCGGCCACTGCGCTGTGCTGGATATTGGCGCCAAGCCGCGCGACGGCGCGCGAGCGGTTGCCGAGCTTGATGCGCTTGCGGGTGATGCCCGGGTCGGCGATGTCGTTCGGCATGGCCAATTCGGTGGGATGGCCGAGCCAGAGCATCGTCACCGGCGTGTAGTCGCCGCCGTCGTTGCCAACTGCGATTTCCAGATGCGTGATATCGAAGCCACGGATGTCCTCGGTGATGCTGAAGACGTTGTCGCCCGGAGAGCATGCATATGCCTGCGCAGGGTAGCTGTACACGTTTTCTTTCGGTGTGACGATTACGAAGCACTCGATCGTTGCGCGGACGAACAGCATGGTTTCGTAGACGCCTCCGACAGTCGCGGTCGGGTCCGCCATATGCAAGTCATCAGCGATCAGAAGCTCTCCGCTGCCGTCGTTGCTGAACGTACCGCCGTGAACAGGGCTGCACATCCGCTCGATGGTGTGCAGCGCCGTTGCCCTGAAACTGTAGCTGTCGCCGACGACGAAGCTGGGCGCCGCGCCGGTGGTGAACTGGACGCCGACAGCGGCGCCGTTGGCAGAATCGATCGTGATGGCGGCGGTCGTGATCTGTGTGTTGCTGGACCAGACGCCGCCGTTCTTCCGATACCGGAACTGCCCGCCCTCGACGTACCATTCGAACTCATCCCCGAGCGCATCGTCAATGCCGCCCGGCGTGATTTTGAAGGTGATGCCGCTGGCACTGTACGTGCCCGGGCTCGGCTTGTAGAGGCTGTAGTCGGTCAGCCCGCCGAGCACCGACCCGCGCACGCGCCACGTCTGCGTGTCGGTGCCGGTGCGTCCGCCGCCGAGCTGGGCCGGCGCGCCGTTGATGATGGCGACGCGGAACTGGTCGCCCACCTGGTAGGTGACGCGCAGGTTTCCAACAGGGCTGATCGTGATGATCAGCTTGTCGCCATACTTCAGCGCATCAGCGCAACCCACGCCGACGCCGATGCCGAATTCGCGGGTGCTGACGGGTTCGTCATCTTCACCCAAGCGACAGCTGTGATAGTAGAAGCCGGGCTGAATCGGCAAGAGCCCATCCTGACTCTCGAACCATGCCGTCCCCCCTTGGTCCTGCCACACGTTGTTCCCTCGACGTGTGGCCCCATCAAAATCCGGCGATACCCCGCCCAGCGTGCGGATGTAATCCATCCGCGCCAGCCACTTTTCCTTGTAGCCGTCGAAGTCGTTGGTCAGCAGTGCTTCCGAAAATGAAGCCTCGATGCCAGCCGAGACATCGATGTCGGTCGCCATGCCGCCGTTCGCGACCTTTGCGGCCCACGAGCGCCAGAAGTTGGAACCGGTCAGCGTGGAAATTGCGCTGAAGTCGGTTCCGAGGTCGGTCAACGCCGTGTCCCATGCCGTGCCGGCCGCTGTCGGCATCGTGTTGCTGTTGGTCTCGTAGATATCGACCAGCGTCGAATGCAGCAACGCCACCATGGCATTCGCCGCTTCGATGTCGATGCGATCGACCTTGACCACGGCACCAACGCGCTGGAACAGGTTCACGGCGTCGCCAAGGCCTGGCGTGGTCGTGTCGTCGGAACCGGTCAGCACGTCGCCGGCGGACGCGATTCGCGTGTCCCCGGTCACGGCCGTCGTCCCGGCGAGAATCGAGGCTTGGCTGGCGACAAACGTGTTGCGCCAGCTATACAGGTTCTGCACCCTCGTTTGCAGAGCCGCGGGGATCAACTCGCCCACGTAAGGTTCCTCCGTTCCAAGAATTTCGCCGTCGGGTCCGCCATCAATGTCGACATCGTCGCAATTGCATTCCGGCGGACGAGCACGCCAGATATAGGTGTAGGTGCGATTGCGCGCGTCGGCGCCAAGCACGAAGTTTTCGACACACAGCACCGGCGCGCCTTCGCCGTCGGCCCGATCAAGAAGTTCGAACACGGCCGACTTTTCGGCGGCGGCCGGCTCGCTCGACGGAGGCAGCAATTGCGGGATGGTGAAGTCGTAGTCGGTGCCGTCGTAGGCCACGGCCGTGACGGCATCAGCCAACTCGCCAGAGACCGACCCGCGTACCTCCCACACCTCGGAACCGATGTAGTCCGCGGCGCTGCAGGTGATCGTCAGTATCTCTGTCGGCGCATCGTCGGAAACGGTGAACGGCAGGTCGGCATTGCGCACGAACACGGTGCCGTCGCGGGTGATCGACTGCACATAGCTGACCGTGCGCACGGACATTTCGACCATGCCCATGCCGCCCGGCGCCAGGTTGACGGTGACCGGCTCGACCACGTCGACAAGTGCGCTTCCGTCGCTCAGTATCGCGTTCAGCAGGCTGTAAAGCGTGGTCACGCTGGTATAGGTGCGCGTGCTCATGCCGTCAGTCATGGTGACCGTGCGCGAGCCGGCGACGGTCTTCACGCGCGCGCCTTCCTGCACGTCGCGCACCGGGGCCGGACTGAACCGGTACACGTAGCGGCCGTCCGAGAATTCCTTGTACTGGCGGTACACCTGCGGGTCATCGCCGAAGCTGATGCGCGGCGCGCCGCTCGGAATGGTGCCGTCGGAATTCAGCACCACGGCACCGAAATTCCACTGGTCGCCCACGTATTCGTTCTGTGCCTTCACGAGCGGCTCGATCAGCGCATAGTCGGTGCCGGTGCGGGTAATGCCCGATTCATCGACATCGACCGTGATGTTGTTGCCGCCGGACCCGGAAGACTTGGCCTGAAGCGTAACGCCCTGGAACGGCAGGAACGCGAACGTGGTGTCGGTGCCGAGGTCGACCAAGGTAGCCGTGAACACCTGGGCGGCGACGCCAGAGCTTGCCGCGAGCGCTGACATGACCGGGTTGCCGACGCCGGTGAACACGGGCGTGCTGACCGTGGGCGTGCCGACGATGGTGTTGTTGACGATCTCGATATCGTATGTGGCGTCTTCGGTGGCGCCGCCGATCAGCGACACCATGCCGCCGCCAGTCTTCGTGGCCGATGTGCGCACGTTGATGGACTCGGCAAGTGGCACATACCCGGTCGCGGCAGTCAGCAGATTGTTCGCCGGGAACAGGTATTTCATCGTTTGCGCCTCGCAAGTCGTTCGAGTTCTTTGGCGACGATGCGCGCGACCTCTTCCTTAACCGCTCGGCTTTGGAAGATGTCGGCGCCCTTGTCGAAATTCATGTTGATGGATATCGAGTCTCCGTCGCGGGTGGCATTCAGTCCGCTGTTGGAACGGGCATCGATCGGCGCGGTACTGATCGCGCCGCCGCCGCGTGCGCCAGAAGCACTTGTTCGCGACGGATCGTTGTTGAATACGCGCGCGTTCTCGGCGATGCGCGCATCGGCCGACTCTCGCGCGGCTCGAATTTCCGCCTGCTTTTCAGCCTCGATCTGCGCGAGCTTTCGGTTGTATTCATCCTGAGCCAGCGCACGCGCACGCTCTGCCGCCTGCATCCCGGCCTGGCCGGACTTCGCAGCGAGGTCCTCGATCTGTTTCAGCCGTGCGTCATAGGCGCGGCGCGCGATCTCTTCCTCGTTTCCGGCATCACGAAGCGCCTGCTCTTCAAGCTGATCGCCAAGCGCGTTCAGCTGGTCGGCCGCGGCCGCCGCCTCATCCGCGAGTTGACGGGTCTTGTTGCGCGCGGCATCGATGGCCGACTGCAGGTTGGACAACGACTGTCGGTCAAGAAGCTCGAATCCGGATCGGCCTTCTTCGACCGCAGATAGCAGCGAAGTCAGCGACGATTCCGAATACTGGAAAGCATCTGCGGCCGATGCGCCGGCCAGCGTGCCGGCCTGGGCGAACTCCTTGAGCCGCGCAATCAGCGCCTGCGAACCGGCAATCTGGTTGTCGTATGCCTGCTGTGTCGCGCGGTCCGCAGCCTCGATCGCTTTGCCGTAAGACTCGAACGAGGAAGATCCGAAGTTCGCATTTTTCAGCGATTCGGCAAAGAACTTGCCCGCCGCCTCGGACAATGCCGAGTATTTCGAGAACAACGCGGCGACCACGCCAGAAAGCGAAGCCGTTCCTTCCGCGGCCATCGTCGCCGATTGCTGCGCGGCTTCGCCGGTGGCCTGGATCTCGGATGCGGCGCGCGATGCGGATTGCGATGTGCCGTCGAATGCTTGCTTGCCCTTGTCCCCGGTCTTTTCAAACTCTTTGCCAAGGTCGGCTACCGGAGGCTTGGTCGCCTCGATGCTCGCGCGGAGTGCAAGCTGCTGCGTGATCAGCGCCTGAATCTTCTGCTGACTCTCGCCGCCAGCAATGGCATCGCCGATCTGACGCTCGATCTCGAGCAGCTTCGCTTGGGCAGTCGCAACCGTGTCGATGCTGCTGGCCGCCTTCGCCGCCGCCTCTTCCATGGCGGCGGAGTGCTGGCGCTGCGCCTCGGCCAATTTTGCAGCGTTGTTCGCCAACCGCTCTTCGTCGGCCGACAACTGCTTGATGTTCGTGGCAGCATCGGCTGCCGCTTCCGACGCGGTGTTCGTCGCGTTCGTGGCTTCGCCGAAACTCTCGGCCAGCGCCTGCACGTTGGCGCTGGTCTGCGCGGCTTGGACCTTGACCTGCTCGAACGCATTGTCCGCAACGTCCTGCAGCACGCGCTGCATTTCGGCCGCCGTATCGCTGACCGCAGCGATCGGCGTCAACAGAGACGCCTGCGACTGCGCTATGGCACCTACGGCGCCAGCGATGACCGTTTGCAGCGCATTGAACACGGCGCCGATGGCATTGGTTGCAACGCGAATGGCGCTGGCCACTTCGTCCGCGGTCTGCGCGAAGCCGCGCAGCTTCCCGCCGGCGTCGTCGACGAACTGCTGCACCGACGTGATCGCCGCCTGGAAATCGAACTCGGCGATGAAGTTTCGGACGAACTGAAGCCCCTCTTCGAAGGCCACACGGAACGACTCACGCAGGGATGCGAAGTCGTCGGACTCGGCGAACGCCTTGATCGCGTCGGCCGCCTCCTGGAGTCCACCCTTGAGCGGCCCCAGGATCGGCTCGAAGAAGCCGATACCGGCGTTCGTGATTTCGTTCTTGAGGTCGGTGAACGCACCGGCCAGCGTGTTGTTGATCTGGTCCGCGGCCGACTTGGCCGCGCCCTCGCTGGTTGCCAGTTCGGTGCGCAGGCCTTGCAACGCGCCGGCGCCGTCGCGCAACAGCGCCTGCAGCGCGAGCGTGCCCTTGGCGCCGAGCGATTGAATGGCGGTTTCGGCGCCTGCGCCCTTCGTGCCGAGTTCGGCGATGACCGTGGCGAAGTCGCGCGACTTGATGCCGGCATCGGACAGCGCTTGCGAAAACTTGGACGTTGGATCGCGCAGGGCGTCGAAGATCCCGCGCAGTGCGCCGCCGGCCTTGCCGCCCTCGATGCCGTTCTGCGCGAGCAGACCCAGCGCGGCCGCGGTGGTGCGGAAGTCGACGCCGGCCGTGCGGGCAGACGGACCCGCCTGCGCGAGCGCGTCGGTGATCTGCACGAAGCTGGTGCCGCTGGCCTTCGCTGCCGCCGACAACGTGTCTGCGACGCTGGCCGTTTGGCTGGCGGCGAGTCCGAACTGGTCGAGCACGTCGGCCGTGCGGCCGGCGGCATCGCCCACCGCGATCGTGTTCACGCGCGCAACCGAAAGCACCGGTTCGAGCGCGGCAATGGCATCCTTCGAATTCAAGCCGGCGCGACCAAGCGCCTCGAGCGCCTGCGCAGCTTCGGTGGCCGTAGCGCCGGTGGCCGACGATGCCGCACGCGCCGCTTCGCCCATCGTGGCGAGCTGTTCGCCCGTCGCGCCGGCGGCCTGCCCTGCGCGAGCAATGGCCTGTTCGAACTCGGATGCCGAGGAAATGCCGGCGACGATGCCGGCGCCTGCGCCGACAGCCGCAAGCGCCGCCGTGGCCGCGCCAGCCGCAACCGCTGTCTTTCCGAGGCTCAGGTTGACCGAGTCGATGCCCTTGCCGATCTTCGCCAGGCCCGACGACACGCCGTCCTTGATCGAGAACTTGAGCTCGACGTTCTGCTTAGCCACGGAACGCGACCTCGATCTGGCGGGTGATTTCGGCGGACAGCTTGTTCAGCGCGAACGCGCCGACTCGGTTCTGGATCGCTGGATTCGCCAGCATGTCGGCCACGGATGGACCGAACAGCGCTTTGATCGGCAACCTCCCGACCTGGCCGCCGCCCGCCAGACGCGCGCGCATGAAGATCCGCTTCGAAGCACCGCCACCGCCACCGAAATTCGACACCGATGACTTGAATGCCGTCGGCAACCGCTGCGCGCCGCCGCCTTTCTTCACCTGCGCCGACACGCCATTGCGCCGCGTGGCCGAGTGCTTGAAGTGCTGCAACCCAATCGGCGCCTTCAGCCCGGTGATGGTGAAACTCAGGTCGGTCGTGTCGACCTTCGAGACTCGCGTGTTCGCGCCAATCTGCCGCGTGCTGGTCGTGTAGCCATCGGCCGCGGCCTTCGTCGTTTCGGTGCGCGTAGCACGCTGCGTTGACGACAGCGCCCGCTTCATGTCGCGCCCGAGGTTCTTCGACACGCCCGCCAGCCGACGCTGCAATGCCTGCAGGTCGCGCGAGTCGATGATGATTGGCATGGGTCAGCGCTTCGTGGCGGCCATGTCCAGTGACGACAGCGCCTCGGCAAAATCTGCCGCGGCTGCATCGAAGTCGGCGAACTGCGCCTGGTTCGCGGCGATGATGTCGGGCACCACCCGTGCAACCGCGCGCAGGAACTCCGGCAGCGTCATGTCCGAGAACGCCTTCGGGCGCTTGCCCAGGTTGATGCGGTCCAGCACGCCAGCCAGGTGGCCAAACGCCACCGCCATCATCGGGCCGTCGTTTCCTGCCTTCGATGCCGCGTCGATCTCTCGATAACAGGCAGCCAGCGCGGCGATGTCCGCCACGGTCAGGGGTTTCAGTTTCATGCGTGACTCACTGGCCGGAGGGGGCCGCATGGGGCCTCCGGCACGGAATGGGGAGAAAGCCCCGGCGCGCGTCGGCGCCGGGGAATGCAGCGGTCCTGCGGTCAAGCGTTACGCGACATCCTGGCCCGCGATGATGATCTGCGGGGTCGAGGTGTCCTTGGTGCTGATGCCGATGTCGAACGTCATCGAACCGAGTTCGTCTGCGGTGATGAACGGCAGTTCGCCCGACGGGGCGATCGAGCACAGCGGAATGCGCAGGTCGCGGTCATCGCCGTTGGCATTGTCGGCCACGAAGAACAGCTCGGCATCGATGGCGCCACCCGTTCCGGATTCGACCAGGGTGCGCGATCCGGCGGCCGGCGTGTAGTCGACATGGATCGTCTGGCCGTTGGTGATGGCGCCGCCGCTGATGATGTAGATCATGCCGCTGTCGGCATCGAGCTTGTAGTCCGTGTCGAGCACGTAGGTCGTGCTTCCGGCGACGTTGGTCACGGCGACCGACGACACCTCGCGCACGCCAACGTCGTTCGATCCGACCAGTCCGATCTGGTAGTGGTAGCCCTTCTGGACGACGATGGCCTCATTGGTCACCGGCGTGGCGCTCTGCGACAGCGTGCCCGAAGTGCCGCCCAGGAACATCGCGAGGTTTTCCGGCTGGATGTCGTCGCACGTCACCTGTGCGTTGAAGTTGACCGACTTGGTGACCGTCAGGTCCTTGGTCTGGATGCCCGCCGTCGAGCTGAAGTGTTCGAACTTCTCGGATTCAACCGAGAGCGTGAAGCCCGGACAATTGCCGATGAAGCGCCGGTCGGCGCGGTTGGCGTCGCCGCTGTAGACGCCGATGAAAATGCGGCCACGACCGAACACGTACTGGTTGGTGTGGGTATTCAGGGGAAGTGCCATGGATGTTCTCCAATGAAAAAGCCCGCTTGCGCGGGCTTCGGGGTGGGTTGGTGCGTTGGGTTACACCGGTGGCGTCGGGGCTTTCTTCCCCTTCGGCGGGTCGGGTTTTTCGGTCTTGCGCTCGGTCGGCGCACCGGCGCCGAGTCGCGTCAGCTTCTCGACATCGTTGGCCGGGAGTTCGGAGGTATCGCCGCACGTGTAGGTCACGCCGGCATGGGTCCATTCGCGTGCGAATGTGAAAGCGACGCGGTCACTGTTTTGCATCGGGGTCTCCCCACTTTTCGGTGTAATTCGCCACGAAGCGCACGCGCACGCCTTCGGCGTTCGATCCGTCTTCGCGGGTGAATGGCTCGGCGCCCAGGTATGTGATCGGGCCGATGGTCAGCCCCGAGTGCGCGATCGGACCCGGGCCCATGACCGCGCGCTTGATGTCGGCTTTCAGCTTCGCCTGCTGCTCGCCGGTGTTACTTTGCGCCGCCGCGAGGTAGCCCTCGACGTTGACGTTCAACGCGACCTGCATCTTGGTCGACTGACCTGCAGCAACGCCTTGTCCGCCGCCGGCCGCTGTCTGCGTGGCGGTTTCTTCACCCTCGACGATCACCACGCACGGGATCTTGCTTTCGGCATCGACCGTGCCGGAGCCGATGAAGACGTTCTGCCCCGCTTCGGTGTTGTACGGCGCGCCGCCGGTGATGGCCTGCAGCCGATCACGGAACCCGTAGAGCACGCGCAGGGCGATGGGATCGGCCATGTCAGTCGTTCACGACCAGGCTGACGACACGGGATTCGTCCGCGTTGATGATCTGGTCGACCTTGAAGCTGGTCGCCCCGACGACGAAGATGGCGCCGCGTTTCGGCAGTGATTCGCCGATCTCCGAACGCTGCGCCGTGATGGTCACCGCGTCGGTTCGCACCTGCGTGTCGAACCCGCCGAGCTGCACGCCCCGGTCGACGTACACCGAGCACGTGAGCGGCGAGCCGCCCACCTGCGTGTAGGTCGCCGCGTCCGCCAAGCCGGCAGCGGTGAACGCGGCCATGAGCTCGGCGTCGAGCGCGCGGAGGGCGGTGGATTGGGTCATTTCAGGTGCGCCGCCGTGATCGAGTAGCTGCCGCCGCTGCCATTCGCGACCAGCTTGAATCCGGTGATCGGGCCAGCCATCGATGCGCCGTTGCTGGTGAGGGTGAGTGTCGACCACAACGACGAGGCGCCGGGAGAAGCGGCATTCGTCACGCTGACCGTGACGTTCGACGAGTTGTCGACGATGACGCTGACGAGCTGCGCCGCAGACGCCAGCGCGACGTACAGCGTTTCCGACGCGCTGAGCGTGCCGGCTTTCGAATGGATCACTTGCATGGTCGCTCCGGGCTGGAAAGAGAAAGGCCGCCCGGAGGCGGCCTTGCTTCACTTCGCTACGTGCCGACGATCGATCAGGCGATCGTCGCGTTGCCCGGGGTCAGCTTGATCGTGCACGTGGTCTGGCCGTCGGTGCCAGCCACCCATGCGATCGCGCCTCCGGTGACATCGCCCGTGGCCGGCGACGCCGCAGAGTCGTCGAACGCGCCCGCGTTGGTGTTCGCCGAAATGTCCCAGATCAGCTTCTCGCCAACCGCGAACACGGCGCCGGAAACCTTCGAGATTCCGGAGAACACGCCCTCGACCGCAACCGCGCCGGACGATCCGTTCGCGATGTCGACAAGCGCGACGCCGAGCATGTGGGACATCTTGATCAGCTGGCCGGCAGTGACTGCCGAACCGGTGCCGTTGGTCCAGGTCAGGACGTTGCCGTCCTGTTGCTTCTTGATAGTCATGACCTTGTTCCTCTTCGAAAGGGGTGAGGGGCCGACTTACGCCGGCCCCGGATTCATCACGCGCCGGCGTTCTTGAAGCCGGTGCGCCATTCGGTGGCGGCCACGCCGAAGTCGAGGCGCACCTTCATGCGCATCTCGTCGGTCATGAACTCGACGTCTTCCTCGATGTACGGCGTCTGCTGGCCGTCGAGGAACGCCACTTCGATGCAGGGCGTGTTGCGGTCGGCGAACAGATACCAGGCGGTGCTTCCGGTCAGGTTCGGTGCGGCGATCAGTTCGAGACCCAGCGACGCGGCGTAGTTGCGCTTTGCCGAGTTGCTCGATGCCACGTCGGTCGGGCTGTTGAGCACTTCCCACGCGATCTGCTTCTTGCCGTACGGCACGACCAGGAAGCGCGGACGCAGGCCAAGCACCGTCGCGCGGCTCGGATCGGCCTGCGCCGCCATGGCCGCTTCGCCGATGGCGAGCGACGACACCGTGACCGCCGCATTCGCGCTGGCGAGGTTGGCGTGGCCGCCCGTGGTGCTGACGGCCGTGCTGTTGAACAGCGCGCCACCGTCCGACAGCGTGCCATTGGCTTCGACGTAGGCGTAGACTGCCTTGTCGACCGAGTTCGCCGCGGCCCAGCCGAGCGCGGATGCGAGGCGGGTGAAAGCACCGAGGTCATCGTTCACGACCATTTCGCGGGTCAGGCCGATGTAGCGGCCCTTGGTCGAGGCCTGGATCGTCTCGCGGTATTCCGACAGGGTGCCCTGCGTGTATTCCGCGCCCTCGGCCTTGGTGGCGAGGTCGGAGAACGCCGACAGGCTCACGATGCTGTGCTGCTTGAAGTCGGAAACCGACATCGTCGGCGCCCACTGCTGCCAGGTGGTCGGCGCGTTCGCATAGCTGGCGCGCAACAGCTTGGCCGCGGTGTTCGCGAGCAGGTACGGGAAGTCGCTGGACGAATGCGAGGCGAACAGTTTGGCGGCCAGTGCCGAGCCTTCGAGGCGGTCCGCGCCGGACACGCCAGCATTGCGGAGCGCGACGCGAATCAGCGCCTTCAGGCCCATGCCGGCGTATTCGTTGCCGGCCTGCAGCTTCTCGCCGCCCTTGCCCGGATCGATGCGCGCGAGGATGGCGTTGGACGCGCCCGCGATGAACTTGTCGCGCTGGTCGAGCACGTTGTGGGTGACGCCGGCAGTCGGGGTGGCGTCGGCAGCGAGCGCGGCGAGCAGCTTCTTGCTGGCATCGGCAGCGGTGCACGACTGGTCGCCGACGCATTCGGCCATGAGGCCGAGGTGGTTGACGCTGTGCGGTGCGAACATCGCGCGAATTTCGCTCACGCGGGCGGCTTCGGCCTGGAGCGCTTCAGTGCGCGCGGCAGCCTTGGCAGCTTCGATCTGTTCAGGAGTCATAGCTACGTCCTCTTTCGGGGTGGCCGGAGTGGCCGGGGTGACCGCCAAGGCTGGCGGATTCAGTTGTGCGGCAATGCGCAGCGACGGGGCGCTGAACTGCTCGCGGACCTGGGCGAACGCCTTCTTGAAGGCCGACGTGGCTTCGGTCGAATCGGTGGGTTCTTGCTCTTCCGCCATGCGTGTGGCGAATCCGGCCTTGATGGCCTCGGCGGCGGTGTACCAGTGGTCGCCGCCGGTCATCAGGGCTTCGATGTCCTCGCGCGCCAGCGTCTTGTTGAACCGGGCATAGGCGTCGACCATGCCGACCGCGACCTTGTCGAGCATGTCGGCGGTTTCGCGCATCGTGTCGGCGGGGCCCCATGCGAACGTCGACGGGCCGTGGATCATCATGGCCGTGCCGGTGCCGAGCACGATCTCGTCGCCCGCCATGGCGATGACCGTCGCGATCGACGCGGCGTAGCCGTCGACCTGCACGATCTTGCGGGCCTTGTGGGCGCGAAGTTCGTTGTAGATGGCGATGCCGTCGAACACCTCGCCGCCGGGCGAGTTGATGTGCACGAAGATCTCGCTGATGTCGCCGGCGGCCTTCAGGTCGTCTCGGAACTGCTTGGCGGTGACGCCGTTGCCGTACCAGTCTTCGCCGATGGGGCCATAGATCAGCACCTCGGCGGTGCCTTTGGCTTTCGCCTGCACCTTGATCATCGTTCGGGTCCTTGTGTTACTCGCCGTCGTTCGGCGGAGTGGGTGGCACGGGCGCGGTGGCCGGTGCGTCTTCGCGCTGCAGGCCGAATGCTTCGGCTTCGTCGCGGTCGCGCGCGATTTCCTGCAGGGTTTGGGTCGGGTTTCGACCCGCTTCGCGGATGATCTGGCTGCGCGACTTGTAGAGCCGCTTCTCGGCCATTTCGTTGGCGGTGATTTCCTTGACCGGATCGATCCACGGCATCGGCGGCGTGGCGTGCGTCGCGTCGTAGACGGTTTCCATGTCGACGCCACCGAGCTTGAGCAGGTTGGCTGCGATGGCGGCATCGACGAACGCCCACCACACCGGCTCGCAGAACTGATGCACGAAGGTGCCGGCCAGCGTGGCGTAGTGGCCGTGCCCTTCAACCAACTCCTGGCGCTGGGCGCTGTAGGTGCCGTTGTAGTTGCGCGACAACGATGAATAGGTGGTGCCGAGCCCGGCCGCTCCGCTGCGCAATTGCGCGTCTCGGAACGGGATCAGGGCGTTATTCGGCCGATTCGGATTGATCGTGCCGATGTCCTCGCCTGGGCGCAGGTCGTCGAACACCATGCCTGGCTGGAATTCCATGGTGCGCGCGTCGTCGGCGTCATAGTCGGATGCGGCGTAGTCATCCGGGGTACCCTTCTTGATGAACGCCGCCATGGCCGCAGCGACACGCGCGGCGATGCGTTCGGACTCGTCGATCTCCTTGATGTCGTCCAGTCGACCAAGCACCGACGCGAACACCGTGATGCCGCGCAGCTGGTGAATCCGGCGCACGAATTTCAGGTGAACAATCCGGTTCGCCTCGACCCGCTTTGTCTCGGCCGATACCGTGCCGGCGTCGCCCGGGTGTCCCTTGTAGAGCCAATAGGCCCGCGGCCGTCGCCAGCTGTTGACCTCGATGCCCTGCACGATGCCCTTGGCGTCATCGTTCAGCGAGAACGGCAGGTAATCGGATTCGAGCAGTTCCAGCGAGAACGGGACCTTGGTGCCGTGCTCGAGCTGCGGCACGGGACCGATCAGAAGCTGCGACAGCATTTCGCCGTCGCGCAGCCAAGATCGGGCAGCCAGGCGCTGCACTTCGAAGTAGTCGTGACTTTGCGTGACCTCGGGCTTGAATCGCCAGTCTTCGAACAGCTTCAGCAGCTGATCGTTGATCTCGGTGGCCAGCGTGCCGTCCTTGTTCTTGACCTGAGGCTCTGGGCGAATGCCACGACCGACGACATTCGCGACCAGCACGTCAAGCGCGCCGGTCGCGATGTCCAGATTCTCTTCCATGTGGCGCGCCAGCGTGCGTAGCTTCTCGGCGCTGCGCTGGGTCTGCGCGTTGGCGCTGCCCTTGTCGGTGCGGGCCTTGCGCAACCGGCTAGGCTCGGCCACTTCGTGAAACGCCTTCAAGGCATGCGCAGAACGCGCGCGTGCCAGCGCCCACCCCGGTGCAATCGGGGCGATCAGCTGCGTCAGCCAGTTCATCGGAAGTCCGCCAGTCGAACCGACAGGCTCGGACGACCGGCCGCCACACGCGAAAGCCGCGCGACCTCGCGTCGCCAGTAGTTGATCAGGTCGATGATCTCGCCCGCGCTGCGGTAGGTGACCTGGCGGTCGGCGTAGCGCACGGACAGCGATGCCGATTCATTGGCCGCCATCAATGCGTCGAGCTTCGCCTGGGCTTGCGCGAGGGTGATTCCGCTCATCGGTATCTGCTCATCCATCCGCCCGAACTCGGGCGCTTCGGTTTCGGTGTGGTCGACTTCGGCGGTGGCGCCGGCGTCGGTGTGTTGTCGATGGGCGGCGGGTCGCCCGCCTTGGTGCGCTTCGGTCGTGCCGTGACGCCGCCGCGCTCCGCGAGTGCTTTCAGGTTCGGGCGCTTGATCGCCAGCGCCGCGAGGGCGTAGACGTTCAGGTCGAGCGCTTCGTTACGGGCGCCGCTGGGCAAGTGCCACGCGGTATAGGGCTGGCCGAACTTGTATCGAGTGACCGATCGCTCGGCCGTCAGCTGGTCGAAATACGCCTGGCCGTACTGCGTCGACACCGGGAAGTGCATGTAGCCCGGCCCCGGCTCGGTGATGGCCAGCCGCGACTTCAGAATCAGTTCCTTCGCGGTGTCGGTGCCGACGATCCAGAGTTTGATGCCGGCTTTCTTCACCTTGCCGCCCGGCTTCACCAGCGGCGCGCCTGCACCGGCGCGACCCTTCAGTGCGTACACCCGCGAACGGTGCTTGCGCGCGAACTCGTAGGCCTGCTTTGTGTAGTGGCCGCCGGTGTCCAGTCCGCACGCATACACGCCGAGCACCGCGCCGTCCTCGCGTGTGAACGTGCGGTCGAGGTGGTCCGCAGCGCGCTGCCACAGTTCGTCGCGACCGGGGTCACCGGCCAGAACGGCGTAGTCCAGCGACCACGACTCCTCGCCGACGCCCCATCCTTTCCACTCGATCTCTAGGCGGTCGTCCTGCACGTCGATCGCCATGGTCACGACGACCACGCCATCCGGCACGCTGTCCGGGCCGTAATGCTCGCGTCGCGCTGGCAGCGATTCAGCGCTGACCTTCTCGCCTTCGTCGTCCTGCCACACCTCACCGAGGCTGGTGTTCGTGAAAACCTTCAGCGTGTCGGCGGCGCCCTTCGCGTCCATGAACGCGCGAACGATTTCAGCCAGACGGCGCCAGGGCGAATACAGCTCCGACAGCCAGAATCCCGCGACCTTGCGGTCTGGATGCTCGGCGACCCATCGGCCGCGTTGCAGCGCCAGTGCGCGCTCGCCTTCGGTCCAGAGCGCGCCGCAGTGTTCGCACGCATACTGCGCGGTGTCCGGATCGTCATTCACCCACTGCACCTGCGCCCACTTCAGCCACTGTTCGCCGGCGCAATGCGGACACGGCAGCATGAACCGCCGCATGTCCGATGCCAGCCATGCGCGATTGATGCGCGAGGTGCTGGCCAGCGTCGGCGTCGAACACAGGAAAAGGCGCCGGTTCCAGAACGTTTTCGTGCGCGCCTTGCCGAGGTTGACCGGATCGCCCTCGGCGCCGGCGCTCGGCGGGTATCGGTCGACCTCGTCGAACAACGCGACCCGGATCGGTCGCGATGCCAGCGAGGCCGGCGAGTTGGCGCCCGCGATGGTCAGGTGACCGCCGGGGAACACCTTGTGCAGGATCGTGTTGCCGCTGTTACGGCTCTTCGGATCCGCGATCTTTCCGCGCAGCCGCGGCGTGTCCCGCACCATCGGTGCCAGACGGTCTTTCGAGAACGCCTCTCCGATCTCGAGCGTGGGTTGCACGACCAGGATCGGGCTAGGGTCCTGATCGATGAAGTACCCGAGCACCGCTTTCAGCATGAGCGTCTTCCCCACCTGAGCAGACGCCATGAGCACCGTCTCTTCGCGCGTCGGGTCACTCAGCGCGTCGAGCACCCCGCTTTGGTACGGCGCCCTTTCGCTTCGGTACTGGCCCGGCTCCGCGCTGTCCTCCGCGCTGAGTTGCAGGTGCGCGTTTGCCCACTGCGTTACCGTGAGTTTCGGGGGCGGCTTCCATACCGAAATCGTTCGACTGTGCAGCCGCCTTATCGACTCGGACTCGGATGTTGTCGGGGAAAGCATCGCCTGCGAGTTCGGCCAGCGCTTCGAACACCCCCGCGTGCAGCATGTCCTGCACGCGGGTCAGTTGATCGGGGCCTGCAATTTGTGGGGCCAGCTTCGATGGCAGCGACAGCAGCTTCGCGCGTGCTGCCGCCACCATGTTCTGCCAGTGGTTTTCGAGAACCGGGGCGCGCACCAGTTCGGCGCGCAGCTCCGCCACCTCGAGCTCGGTCTTGTCGGCCTGGGCCTTCGTCAACCGTGTGCGCTCGCGGTCGAGCTCGCCGCCATCTCCGGCGCGATCGATGCGCCATTGCGTCATCACGCGCAGGTCGAGCAGTTCGATGCGGTCGTTGTGGTCCCGCTTCGCGACCGGACACCCGGCCGTGAACCATCCGTCGAGCGCCTGGACCGACACGCCGAAGAACTCGGCAGCCGCCTTCTTGCTGACCAGGTAGCTCATGGAACCTTCCGGCCGACCACAACAACAACCTTATGGGCACTTGGCGCTAGCGGAAACCTGCGCCTCTTCGCCC